GGTATGTTTAACATCTAATGTCAATAAAGAACTTAAAACCTAGCGGGAACTCAGGTTTGGTGCAGGGTTATTACAACCCCGAAAACCCCGATAAATATATTGGTCCAACGCCAATCATTTATCGTTCCTCATGGGAAAGAAAGTTTTGTATTATGTGCGATACTAAAGATAATGTATTAAAATGGTCAAGCGAACCGGTAACAATTAAATACTGGTCATCAATGGATAAAAAAGAACATAAGTATTATCCAGACTTCTATATGAAAACTATTGGAGAAGATGGCCCAATTGAATGGCTCGTTGAAATCAAACCAGAAGCACAGATTAAAAAACCACTTCCACCTAAAACAAAATCCAAAAAGGCACTTAATTCATATAAGTTTTTAGCAGAGCAGTATATTAAGAATAGAGACAAATATGCTTATGCTAACTCTTGGTGTGAGAATAGAGGTTGGAGGTTTGTTGTTCTAACAGAAAAGACTCTTAAATAATGGGCGAGATTAGAAAACAAATAAGAGTACTAAGTAAAGAATCTGGCGGTAAAGTCAAAGCAAGACGTGATGCCGAAGACTGGTTTGAATCCAGTAAGAAAGCTGTGAGAGAACAAGCAGTTGCCAGATCAGCAGGCCCATTTGAACCCGGTAAAATTTACGTATTTAGATATGATAATCCTATCTCAGCTTTTTGGTGGGATAGTAACCCAGTAGTATTAGCACTTAATAAGTCTGATAACGGTAATGATATGGGTATTAATCTAAATATGTTACCTGTTCCGGTAAAAGAAGATTTATTAGACTTTATCTATGACCAATATCAAGGTTATATTAAAGGTCAAACCCGTGGCGGAAAAATGGAGAACGCTAGAGCGCAGGCCCCTCTTTCATTCTCTTACCAGGGTGCAAGCAGATTCCTAAAGAGATATGGATTTGATTTTGCGATTAGACAGTATGCAATGACGAGAAAACGTCAACAAGTCGTGGTGTCTTATGAGAATTGGGCCAGGATAGTGCTTTGTGACTTTTTAGAGCTAAATAACTCATCTGTTGGACAGATTAGAGCAGCATTCAGAAAGCACCTAAATAAATGAGATATATAAAACAGAAATAATACTATATTATGGCAGGATTTACTGAAAAAAGAAACGGACCGTTTAGTTCTAACTCAAGACCATTTAGCCTTTCAAATGCTTTGAAAACGCTAAGTTCTTTTGGTATGCGTTATGATGACATGGTTCTTAGACAGTCTCAAGCTATTGGTCCAATGGAAGACCAATTCGGCTATAGAGAGATGAATCCATTTGGCATTGACAACGATGACATCTATGGTGCATTTGCCGCACTATCAATGGGTGACATCAATATGAAAAAGAATATACCATTCTTTGACATTGATTATCCAGGTAAGAGAGATGAATTGAGAAGATTCTCAATGAACGATGAGGTTGAAGATATTCTAGATATTCTTTGTGATGAGGCAGTGGTATATGATGAAAAGAATTTCTTTTGTCAACCAGAGATTATGGGACTTGACGTCTCAGATCAGGTTAACAAAGACCTCAACAAATACTTTAGACAAATCTATCACTACTTTGGATTTAATGGTGAGCAATCAGCATGGTACTTCTTTAGAAAATTCTTAGTAGATGGTTACTTATCATTTGAGATAATTTATTCCCCAGACCAAAAAGAGATTATCGGTTTTAAAGAGATCGATCCAATTACTCTAATGCCAGGTTACAATAAAGATGATGGTAAGAAAGTATGGGTACAATATAAAGACGATCCAGTAAAAGAAAGAGTGTTATATGACTCTCAAGTTATTTACATTTCATATTCTTCCCTTTCAACTGCTTCAAGAGTTAGTTACGTTGAAAGATTAATTAGATCGTTTAACCTACTTAGAATTATGGAACACACCAGAGTAATCTGGGCTGTGACCAATGCTTCATTTAGAATGAAGTTTATTATCCCTGTTGGTGGTAAATCTAAAACAAGAGCAAAACAATCACTTGCTCAACTGATGAATAACTATAAAGAAGTCGTTGACTTTGACTTCGAGTCAGGTACTCTAACTACTGATGGTAAACCAATGCTACAATTCTCAAAAGAGTACTGGTTACCTTCTAAAGACGGTGAGCAACCTGAAATTGAAACTCTTGGTGGTGAAGGACCAGACTTATCAGATACAGAAGCAATCAAATACTTCTCTGATAAATTAAAAGAGGTTTCAAAAATTCCTTACAACAGATTCCTATATGAAGACGATGGTGGTGAATATGCACTAGCTGGTGACGGTATGGTAAGAGATGAGATTAAGTTTGGTAAATTTATCAAGCGTCTAAGATCAGTCTTCCAAGAGATATTAGTAAAACCACTTTATATTCAAATGTGTCTTAAGTACCCTGAGTTTGTGGACGATCCACAGTTCAAGACTCAAGTAGCCTTAAGATATAATGAAGAGAATGTATTTGCAGAATTAAAAGAGCAAGAAATCATGCAATTGAGATTAGACTTTATCTCAAGTATGAGAGACTCTCTAATGACAACTAACCAAGAAACTATGGAAGAAGAATACTACTTCGATCAAGAATATCTAGTTAGAAAATACTTAAAATTATCGGACGACGAGATTAGAGCTAACAATGCATATAAAGCTAAAGCCAAGAAAGAAGATGCCGAAGAACCGGCAGCAGATGACGATGGTATGGGCTTCTAACCTAGATTCGATAGAAACAGAGATATATAAAACATGAAGATTTTTAAAACATTTGAAGAATTCATCCAAGAAGATGCACTAAAAGCTGGAGAGGACTCTAAGATTTATGTAGAGGATGTCAAATTAGACTCAGGCAAAACTATTAAATCTGCAGAGATTCTAGGAGCTATTACAGCATCTAACACCGAGAAAGAATTTAAAGATTATTTCTATAGAGAGTATGGGAATGATGCATTTGCTGAAGGTGAAATGGATATTTTAGCAGCTTATTTTCTAGATAAATCAGCAGAAGCTGAGAAAGAAAAGGAAGAGGAAGCCGATGCTGAAGCTGAAGAGGGTGGCGAAGACGATCCACTGGCTGGAATCTAAAAGTTATTAAGATAATTGCATAATACAATAAGATATATAATAAAAATAGATAAACCATAGATATGGCAAACAAAAACGACTTATTGATCGTAGAAATGTCCTCATCGCAACTTAGTGTTGCACAAGGTGAGAACAAAGAGTACATTCTAGAAGGTATCTTTGGCGAAATTGACGCCAAAAATAAAAATAATCGTATCTACACTGAAGATGAGTATGTTCCTCAAATTCAGCAATTACAAGATAAGATTAAATCTTCTAAATTGTTAGGTGAATTAGATCACCCACAACAATTTGATGTATCTCTTAAAAATGTATCTCACATTATTGAGGAATTATACTACGACAAAGATAACAAACACGTTAAAGGTAAAATCAGACTTCTAGATACTGATGCTGGTAGACAAGCTAAAGCTCTTGTAGATGCAGGAGTACCTTTACAGATCTCTTCTAGAGCAGCTGGTGCTGTTGAATCTAACGGTAAAGTAAAAATTAAGCAATTATTTACTTATGACTTAGTAGCAGACCCTGGCTTCGCTAACGCTGAATTAAAAAGAGTAAATGAGTCTTACGGATTTGACAATGAGTCAGGTCTATGGATTTATGAAATGAACGGCGAGGGCGCAGAAGCTCCTGAAGTAGCACAAGAAATTACAGAAACCAATATAGAAACAAATAATAATAAAAACATGGCAGAATTTGTAAAGGCTGAAGATTTCCACAAGTATTCTGAGTACTTAGCTGGTGAAATCAAGTCACTAAAAGAGTCTATCGGCGCACAAAGCGAAGATAACACGTTAGAGAACGTAAAGTCTCATAACGATCATATCGTCGAAAGCGTAAATACTCTCTCAGAATATGTTGAGTATTTAGCTGGCAAATTAGACGAGTCAATCCAATATACAGAGCATGTAGCTGAAAAAGCCGATCAAGGTATTTCATATACAGAATCTGTAGCAGAAAAATTAGATCAAGGTATTCAATACTCTGAGCACTTAGCTGAATCTATTAGCACAGTGAAAGATTTCGCTGACGAAGTTGCTGAAAGTAACAACGCTAGTTCAGAGACTGCAAAGAACCTTTTATCATACGTTGAGTATTTAAAAGAGAACTTACAGTCAGTATCTGAATATGCAGAATATATCGCTAGTTCAATCAACGAAAACTTAGTCTCTGAAGAAGAGGAAGTTGAAGAAGAAGTTGAAGAAGCTCCAGAAGTCGAAGAAACTGAAGAAACTCCAGAAGTTGCAGAAACTGAAGAAGTTGCTGAAGAAGATGAGGCTGGTGAAGGTGCTGAAGAAGTAGTTGACGAAGAAGAAGCTGCTGAAGAAGCACATCACGAAGAAGGTGAAGTTGAAGAAACTGAAGAAGTTGAAGAAACTGAAGAAGTTGAAGAAACTGAAGAAGTTGCTGAAGAAG